ACGCAAGCCCTGAAGATTGGGATACAGTCACTGCACTAAACAATCTTTCAATACGGAAGAAAGCAGACCCTGTAGATAAACCTGACCATTACAACAAAGGTGCAGTTGAAGCCATCGAAGCAATCAAAGCATCAATGCCTGAGCATGAGTTTCGTGGTTATCTCAAAGGCAACGCACTGAAGTACCTATGGCGTTATGACTACAAAGGTAAGCCTGTTGAAGACTTACGTAAGTGTCGGTGGTACATTGATAGATTAATCAACGAAGTAAATGGATAGTCCCTGCGTTAAACAATGCAAGTTAGTTAACGACATCTGTACAGGATGTAACCGTACCAAGGAAGAGATAACTAACTGGACTAGATATACAGATGAACAAAGGAGTAAGATAATGAGTTGGATTTTTATATCTTATGAAAACTCAGACCAAGAACACATACGAGAAATTACCTCGTTTGATACTGAAAAAGAAGCAGCAAAGTATCGTATAAAAGATCTTGAGTTTTACGGTTATGGTTCTTACGAAATATATGAAGTAGACGATAAGGAAGACTAATGGACGCATATCAACAATACATTCACAAGTCCCGCTACGCTCGTTACCTACCAGATGAACAACGACGTGAGACGTGGGAAGAAACAATTGACAGATACTTAAACTTCTGGATTGAGAAAGGTAAGCTCACTCTCGAAGAAGCTAACGGTATCTTTGCAGACATTCACGACCTGAGTGTTATGCCTAGCATGAGAGCGTTAATGACTGCTGGTGACGCTCTTGACCGTGACAACGTAGCTGGCTTTAACTGTAGCTACCTACCTATCGATCACCCTAAAGCGTTTGATGAGATGATGTACGTTCTTATGTGCGGTACAGGCGTAGGCTTCTCTGTTGAACGACAATATGTATCTAAACTACCAGAAGTTGCGGAGGATTTTCATGCCACAGATACAGTTATACACGTCGCTGACTCAAAGATTGGATGGGCTAAAGCATATCGAGAACTTATCAGCCTGTTGTATTCGGGTCAGCTTCCAAAGTGGGACATCAGTGGAGTACGACCTGCAGGGGCAACCCTTAAAACTTTCGGAGGTAGAGCGTCTGGTCCGGATCCTCTTGTTGACCTGTTTAAATTTACCACAGAAATCTTTAGGGAGGCTGCTGGACGTAAGCTTTCCTCCATCGAGTGTCACGATTTGTGCTGTAAGATTGCACAGATCGTCGTCGTCGGGGGAGTTAGAAGGTCCGCTCTCATCAGTCTCTCTAATCTTACCGACGATAGACTTAGACGCTGCAAGTCAGGACAATGGTGGCAAGACAACCCACAACGAGGACTAGCAAACAACAGCGCATGTTATACAGAGAAACCCGACTTTGAGGCATTTTTAAATGAGTGGAAAAGTTTATACGAGTCCCGTTCAGGAGAGCGAGGTATGTTCTCTAGAGTCGCAAGTCAAAGACAAGCTGCAAAGAACGAGCGACGAGATGCTACCTATGATTTTGGAACTAATCCATGTAGCGAAATCATCCTACGGCCTTACCAATTCTGCAATCTATCGGAAGTTGTTGTCAGGTCAACCGATACGCTCTCAGACCTTAAACGAAAAGTTCGTGTTGCGGCTATCCTTGGAACTTTACAGGCTACCCTAACAGACTTTCGTTACCTACGTAAGGTATGGCAACGCAACACTGAAGAGGAAGCTCTACTGGGTGTTAGCTTAACAGGCATCATGGATCATCCCATGTTGTCAGGGAGACAAGACCGTGAAGAACTTAAAGAGTGGCTTACTGCTATCAAAGAAGAAGCGATTGCAACTAATAAGCAGTGGGCTGCAAAGCTTGGTATTAATGTTAGCACTGCTATTACTGCTGTTAAACCTTCCGGTACTGTTAGTCAGTTGGTTGATTCTGCTAGTGGTATCCACCCTCGATACTCAGATCAGTACATTAGACGAGTAAGAGCAGACGCACGCGATCCACTGTGTGCTGTCCTAGAGGCTGCAGGAGTGCCTGTAGAGGACGATGTAATGTCACCTACTACCAAGGTATTCAGCTTCCCTATAAAGTCTCCTGACGGGGCTGTGGTGGCGTCTGAGATGGGTGCTATGGAGCAGTTAGAACTATGGGAGATATACCAAGACTACTGGTGTGAACACAAACCATCAATGACTTGTTACTATAGAGACGATGAGTTTCTTGAGGTAGGTCAGTGGTTGTACAACAAGTTCGATAAGATCAGTGGTATTAGTTTCTTGCCCTACAGCGAACATACATACCAGCAAGCACCTTATGAGCCTGTTGACATTGAGACTTATGAGAAGTTGAAGGAAGCATTCCCAGAGACGATAGATTGGAACATCTCTGAGAACGCTGACAACACTGAAGGATCACAGACGTTAGCCTGTACGGGTAACAACTGCGAGATTTAGTCAAACACCCCTTTAAGGGTCTTACCCACTACTGGAAGAGCATATATTGTTTCATCTGGTAGTGGGTCTCCTTTAGTTGCTGCTTCACCCATATCTCTTAAAACAGCGGCTGGAAGCGTAGCACTTAACGGAGGAAAGATATTAGCTAACATTGCGTTTGCAGGATCTTGCATAAACTTGCTGTAGCCGTAATCGTTAGCACCCATAGCACCCAAGGTAAGTACTGAACCTATCTGATACAAAGCACCAACAGCAGCTTCTTCAGGGTTTGGTGCTTCTCCTTTCAACACTTGACGGCCTTCGTTGACAACACCGAAACCACCACCAGAAATAACTAGGTACTTCATTGCGTTAGTGAGTGCTTCTTTTTTGTTACCCTGTTGCCACTCTCTAAAGATACGACGTTCCATTAGATCAAGTTGCTTGACAGCAAAACCTTTGAGCATGTAAAAGATTCTTGCGTTAGGGCTTTTTAAACCTGCAGAAGTTTGAGCAGCTGGGTTTATCGGTTGTAATCTAAACAGATCAAACATAACTAGATCACGAACAAGTTCACTGTTAGCATCACCGGCAGCTATATCTCTTTTTAATTGATCTAACTCAGCCCTGCTAAAAGTATCTTTCCACTTGTTATCAAAAGATCCGTTAGCCATATCCTTTCTTGCTTTTCTAAAGGATGCTGACATGATCTTAGTTTTACCGAACTTATCTAAACCAGAAAAGCCTGATGCTTTCATAGACCATTGAAGTAAGTCTTCGCTTTTCTTAGCCATATTTTCTAAGAAACGTATACCTGTTATAGAACTGTCGCCTTTGTTGGCTGTTCTAATAAATTCACCAAAGACTTGTCTAGCCAGACCAACATCATCGGCAGAAAGACCAATGTTGTTTTTGCTAAACACTGCTTTTAGTACGTTACCAACACCCAATTCAAACGCAGCATTAAACAAATCGTGTACGTTCATCAAAGCGCCATACGGATTAGCAATGGTTCCTACATACCCTAAGCTTCTAACAATTTCCAGCTCTTGAGACATGCCTCTGTTAGCATTAACACCTAAGTCATCTAGAATTTCTATAGCGTTTTTGATTTGTAAATCAGAAAGACCTTCACGCTCCATTGCTTCACGTATAATCTTCTCATCAAACAACTTAAAGGAATCACTTTCAAGTTTAGCTGTTGCTTCTAAGGCAGTCATCTCACCTTTCTTGACTTTTTTCCTAAGACGCTTTGGTAGCTTTTCAACATCTAATGCTACAGTAGGCTTGCCAGATGTTCGGAAGCCTAGCTGTTTACCTAGCTCCATACGTGTAAGAGTTTCTCTCTGCCAACGCCAATGAGAATCAAAGATGTTAGCATACTCTAGCTCATCTCCGTCTGGCTTTGCTCGCTCTTCTTCCATAGCTCTACGACTACGTTTCTTACTAGCTACATCCTCTGCTTTACCAGCAGCTCTGGCTCTGTTGATACGTAAACTAACATCTTCATCTACATACTTTAAAGCAGAGTGTAACCATACGTCAGACAAAACACCTGCAGTTACTTCTTGACGATAACGACCGTTAAACTCTACGTTATCATCAAAGAACTTTTGCAATCTTTCACCAGCGCCTTTACCTATCTTAGCGTCAGCGTATTTCTTAGCGGCTTGTAACGCCTTGCCAGCAGCCTTTGCTCCAATGTTTGTTTCGTTAACAGCATCAAGAAGTAGATCATTGAACCTAACATCATCTGCTAAGTTTCTAAGACCTTCCATACCTTTCCACATCTCATCTAGTTCAGACTGCCCACGAACTACACGATTCATACCACGTATAATACGAGAAGAAAATGCTGGGCCGACGACTGTTTCTGCTAGAGTAGCTAGTGGAGAAGCAAAGCGACGAAACTTAACAATAAAACTTTGTGCTTCTGGGATTGTTTTACCTTTGTCAATTGCCAAACGACCAGCGGTAACATCTAATAAATCTTCTCTAAAAGCGTTTAGCTGCGTAACATCATCAAAACCTCTGTTAGAGTCTTTAATTAATTGTTTAATTCTTTTGTTCTTGTTTACAACTTTGGACGCTTGGTTGCCGCTAACACCCATCTCTTCTGCATAACGCATCAGACGAAGCATTGTGTTACCTAATGCGTTAGGGTCGGTGCCTTGTCGGCCTACTGCGTCAGCAAGAAACTCAGTCTCTCTAATAATTAACTGATCAACAAGGTCATCGTCCGTTAACTCTGCAGTTGGTCTGGTTATTTTTTGTCCAGACACGGCAGTCTGTAACGCATCAACTTGTTGCGTGTGTAACGTGTCTGGATTTGTAGATGTTTTTACAAGATTAGGATTAAAAACAGAATCAAGTATTTTACCTACGCCGCCACCTACTAATGCGCTAGTGCTGCCTAAAATTAAGCGTTCCTCTACAGACTCTCCTGAAGCAAACCCGTATGTGCCTGCCTCTATCGCGCCTTGTTTAGGCAAGCTAACAATACCTGCTCTAGCTAATGCCGCCGTGCTTAAAAAGGCTGAAGGAATAACACCAACAGTTTCCGCAGCTACAGCAGCGCCGGGATTAAGATAAGAAAACTCTTCCCTTTCCTTGTTAATCCTGTCTTTCTCAACAGAGTAGGATGTGTTGTTTACCTTAGACGCATACAAGGCTTCTAGTTCATCTGCGGCTTGTAAAGATAAACCACCAAATACTTCACGAGCAACACCCAAAGATTCAGCGGACTCTATTTTTATAAGCTGGTCAAATATTTTTCGTGTTTCATCCGAAACGCCGACAGGTAAAATTTCTCTTTCTACACTAGAAACTGCTCTGTATTCAGCAAGACGTTCTTCAAAATTGTAAGAAGATTCAAGCGCCTTAGCAGTAGACTTGGATAAAGTTATCCCTAAATTTTTAGCAACACTTGCTATATCAACAGAAGGCAACGAAGGTTTTGATTGAGCCATTAAGTCAGTAAGAGTAACGTCAGGTTTATCAACGCTAGGTCTTTTAGGCACTGAAACAGAAGGCAACGAAGGTTTTGATTGAGCCATTAAGTCAGTAAGAGTAACGTCAGGTTTATCAACGCTAGGTCTTTTAGGCACTGAAACAGAAGGCAACGAAGGTTTTGATTGAGCCATTAAGTCAGTAAGAGTAACGTCAGGTTTATCAACGCTAGGTAGCTCTCTAGACTCTAAAGCATATCTAGCACGGTCAACAATTTGTTTAAACATACTAGGAGTTTTATCAAAGTCCGTATCAAACTCATCACCGGGCTTAACAAAAAACTCTATTTGTCTAGCAACTTGCGGGGTAATGTTTAATATCTTACCAACAGAAGCTTCGTCTGTTTTCAATACAGCTGCTACCTCTTTTAAAGTAGCGCCAGCATCTACTGCTTGACGCGCCAGTCTAGGTATAGCTTCTTTAGGGTTCTTAAAATCTTCCCTATCATCTACATTAGAACTTTCAGGTTGTTTACTAACGGTTGCTCTAGCCATGAAAACCTCACCTAAAGTTATTCATTCTATTCTGACGAGTAGACTCTGCTCTTATTTGCTCTCGCATAGCTGTCGCTTCTTCTTTAGAAATATTAAAGTCTTTCATTAAACTTTGTATAGCCTGTTCTTCTAAAGCCGCTCGTTCGTTTTCAAACGCATCAATAGCTTCTGATTGTTCTTGACCTTTTATTTTACGACGCATACCAGACATAGCAAAGTCAACTAACTCTTTTTTATTTTTAATTCCTTGTTTAATACCTAATGCCATTTGTTCTTGAAAAACTTCTACCTCATCTTCTGTACCGCTACCCGTTAAGAAATCGTGTATGTCACGTTTGCCCATCCAGTCTTGCCAGAAATACGTATTAGAACCTGCATTTATAATATCTTCTGTAACTAGTCTTGCTTGCCTGTTATACTCTTCGTCAGAATACATAGCGTCTGTTTTTTGTTTTTGATCAGCATCAACAGCTTTAATGACAGCAGACACAGCAGCCTTTCTTTCAAAAGTAGATTTAGGCTCTGTTGAGTTGAGCGTGTTTATGTGTTCTTGTAATGAAGGAACTTTTTCTAGTAGATCAGGATTGTTATTAACATAGTTTGAATAGAATCCTGTTAATTCCATTGCACTTTTAGAAGCTGCTGCGCTCTCTTGTTGTTCTCTTTTTAGATTAGCTTCTTTTAAAATATCGTCACGTAACCTTGGAGGAATAGTTATTTCTTCTTCTCCTACCTTTAAAGTAGTAGGTACTTCTGTTTGCTGATTAGCTAACATACCATTAGAAACAAAATCAATTATTTTTTTATCGTCTCTTACTTGTATTTTAGCTGCTCTTTCAGCCTGATTAAAAGTATACTGGTCTCTACTGGCTGTTAATCTAGCAGCTTCGTCGTATTTACCAGCTTTATTTAACTTATCAATAGCAAAGTTAAATCTCTGCGTAGGATCCATAGCAGCAAGCTGTTGTTGCTCTGCTTGTTGTTGCTGTTGTTGCATACGAAGAGCAGGAGCTTGACCTATACCACGCGCAGCAGTAAACAAACCCTCTTGATAGGAAGGCTGTAACAAACCTTGTAAAAATGCTTGTGAAAACTTAGCCATGATTAATCCTTATCCAAATACCCTATCGAACAATCCACCAAGAGCGCCGCCGATTGATTCTACACCACTTCCAATACCTGTAAGAACATCACCTACATCACCAAAACCACCGGGACTAAGAACAGTACCGGACTTAGTAACCTGCGGTGTAAACAAACCAGCAAGGACGTTAGCACCAATACCGCCTAGCAGGTTAGCACGTGCTTGCTCTGCCAACAGTCTAGACTCCAGACCAGACATTGCAGTCTCGCCAAACAGACCTGTACCGTATAACTGAGCCTGTTGCTGTAGCTCTGCCATGCGCTGTGCTGGCTGTGTTGCTGCCAACAACTGTGCCTGCGGCATGTAACTTGCACCAAGGAACTGTTGTCCTAGACCTGCTTGTTGCATTTGCTCTGCCTGAGCCTGTTGCATAGCGCCTAACATTGATCGTGTACGTGCTTCTTCTTGAGCAGCTGCCATTGCTAGTTGCTCAGGAGTAGCACCACCGTATGCCGCTGATGACGTACCTAACCGGCCCTGAGCAGCTAGACGTTCTTCTAACGCAAGACGTTGACGCTCTTCTTCAGGACGCTGTGCTGCTCGCATACGCTCAAAGATAGCTTGCTCACGAGCCTGCGTAGGCATCTGAGCTTGTCCGAAAAAGTCACCAGCACCGCCAAACAAACGTTGTTGTAATGCTTGCTCTTGAGGTGACAGACCCATTGTTGTTTCAACAGCACCTGTTGGTGTTACTGCAGTATCAAACTGTCCACCTGTAGCGGTTGTTACAGTAAATGGTCTAAACTGTGACTCTGCTTGTCCACGTTCAGCAAGCTCCATAGCTCCGGGAATACGTACACCACCTACTGTTGTGCCTAGTATTGACTGCTCACCAATGTCACTTAGTCTGTCGTAAGCTTCTTTAGTCAACAACGTACCAGCAATGCCCGGCAGTGCAGGAGAGATGGCTGAACCTATGTCTCTAATACCACCAAACAGACCGCTAAGAAAGTTACCACCACCAG